AGCTGTGCTGGAGAAAGCACGCAAGGAGCGTAAGCGTGCCAAGAACAAGATCACGGCTGTTGTGCGGCAGGAGATGAAGAAGGTGAAGCAGGCAAAAGCGCAAGGCTTGGCAGGGCTACAGATTGGCGAGGCTGTAGCTACACCGGCTGCACCTGTGTTCGTGCCTCCTGCCCCGGCAGTGCGCCCTGCCCTTGCTACGGAGCAATTCACTATCAACACTTTCGACGCAGACAAGCTGCTGTCCACGTTGTCGTTTACGCAAACCTTCGAGCTGTACAAGAAGCTGAAGGCAATGCTGGGAGAAATGTAATGGACAAACAGCGCATATACGATGCGATGCTCATCAAGGCTTTCCGAAAGGACGTGACCACGGGGATGCTGAACTATTGGCTTAAACCGTATGGCATACACGCCCCCGACAAAAGCCTCCTGCGCCAACCGCCAGCGCACAACTTCAGAGTTCAATCGTTTGTAGGCAAGTATCTAAAGCCTTTGGCCGACAGGTTGTGGGACACGGACAAGACACACGATCTACGCACGCTGGACTGGATGGCTACGCTAACGTGCAAAATAACAGGAAGTGTGCACAAAGACCTTAAGGAGCTGCGCGTGCAATCGAACATTGACAGACAACGTGGAAAGGTATTGGGTGAAGCGCTGGAAGCAAGCAAGAGAAGCAACCAGTGGGGTGTGTGTAAGTAATGCGCTACTGGGTGTACGATGATGACGGGCATCTGCTGCGGAAGTTTCATACCAAGGCAGCTGCTTTGTCATTAATGCAAGAGGGGTTTCGGCTAATCGTCCAGCCGAAACCGAAAGCAGTCAAACCCGCCGCACCAACGGTGGAAGAATATGGAGAAGCATTGTGGTAAACAAGCAAGAGGTAATGAAGCTGGCGCTGTATCTGGACGATAACGCTCGCGGCCCTGAAGATAACGAAGCGGCCAAGGCGCTACGCCAGTTTGTTTCATTGTTCGAAATCGCGTACGAGATGGTGTGGGCGAACTCGCATGAGCACAGCAAGGATGCCTACATCGAGATGCACAAACTCATCAAGGGAGATCCGAATGCAAGACCAAAGTAAAGGGCTGAAGTTCGACGCAAGCAAACCGCGCTGGTCGTTGCTGCCTGCCGGTACTGTGGCGCAGGTGGTCGATGTGCTGGAGTTCGGCGCTAAGCGTTACGGCGACAACAACTGGCAGAAGGTAGAGAATGCACGCACTCGCTACTACGACGCAGCCATGCGACACCTCGAAGCGTGGAAGCAAGGCCAAGCCAAAGACCCGGAGAGCGGGGCGGCGCACCTCGCGCATGCTGCGTGCTGCCTGCTGTTCCTGATGCACATCGACACGCAAGCGGAGAAGGCGGCAGCGGACGATGCGAAAACAGAGGAGATGATTAAGCGCAAGCTCGCAGCAGAGATGTTCGAGCAGAGCAAAGAAGTTACACGTTCTATCGCGTGGCACGCAGCGCAAGGCAAAGAGTTCAAGTAGTACCACAACCACAAAGGAGAAATGATGCCTGTCAAGAACGCGGCCTATTGGCTGGCGCGGTTCACTACGGGCTGCGCCATGTGGTTCCTCACGTTCATGCTGGTGCTCGGCACAATGCTGCCTATCGCCATACTTATCGCACACACATTGAAAGGGGAGCTGCAATGAAGACAAGCAAAATTCTAGAACGTGCCAAGAATTACTTGTGGGACGGAGTGGAGCCGTATGAAAGCGGTAAGAGCCTCAGCGTGTGCGGAGCTATTGCTATGGTGGTACGTGACTTGCCGAAAGACGACAGACTTCGAGCAGCGGGTGTGCGTTTAGAGATCACGCAGGCATTAGGAGAGAACCTGTACGTCAGTCGGTGGCTGCAAGAGAAGCACAACGTGCCGAAGAAGTACTTGAAACAGTCGAAGCTGATGCAGGAGTACCGCCATCGCTGGCTCGACCACATGATCGCAACGTACAAGGAGGCAGGCAAATGAAACAACCACACAAACACGCAGAGCTTATTAAAGCATGGGCTGACGGCGCGGAGATTGAAGTTTGGCATGTAGACCATAAAGCGTGGATCGCATGTACTGATCCTCGTTGGAATCTTCGTTGTCAGTACCGCATCAAGCCCGAGCCGAAGCCGGATGTTGTTTTTGGTGGGAATGCGTACCTTGATAGCGACGGTTATTTGCTCATGGATTTACTGAAAAAGCCAAACATTCGCATTACGTTTGACGGCGAGACAGGCCAGTTGAAAGCTGCGGAGGTGCTGAAATGACCGTCGAGATTATTCAGGCCATAGGCCAGTGGATCGTCATGCCTTTGTGCATTCTTGCGTATATGTACTTTTTGTTGAGGTGAGAGATGAAACCAACAACCGATGAAGTGCTGGCATGGGCGCTGGAAGCGGGAACAATCGGGACAGAACCGCCGACCAGCGAACTGCAAAGGCTTTTCCGAGAAGCAATTATCGACGCACTGCCAGATTTCGCCGCCCTCGCCTACGCATCCGGAGCCGCAGCAATGAGAGAACGTGCTGCGAAGGTGTGTGAGGATGCAACGATGGGGACAAATGTTGCGCTGGTCGGAGTGGGTTTTGCTGAGGCTATCCGCGCACTAGGGGATGACGATGAGTGAAAACGTAATACCTTTCGGCGGAATAACCCGCCTCGACATTGACCCTGATCGCGTACTGACCAGCGCGGTCGGCAAGCTGGAATGCGTGGTTGTCGTGGGGCTTGGCAAAGATGGCGAGGAATACTTCGCATCGAGTATGGCCGATGGTGCTGACGCGCTGTGGTATCTGGAACGGTTAAAGAAAAAACTACTGGAGATATGCGATGAATAAATGCACACGCTGCGGGGAGAACAACCCCGCCGAGATTCACACATGCACACCGCAAAACGATCAACAGGAGAACAAAATGAACGAAACCATCACCATTAACAACGTCGAATATATCCGCGCAGATCAGGCGCAAAAGTCAATTGCCGGAACTCGTGCAGTCATCGTGGTAGATCGCGGCTGGATTTTTGCTGGCGATGTAGCGCGAGAAAACGGACGTATCAAACTATCCCGTGCTGTGTGGGTGTTCCGGTGGGAGTCCATCGGTTTTGATGGCGTTATTGCTAATCCGAAAGACAAGAAAGTAACCATTAAGCCGTTACCAAACGGCGTGGATATTCCAGAAGGCGCAGAGATTTTTTGCGTCCCTGTATCTGATGACTGGGGTCTGTGATGTTTAAGCCAATCGGCTACGGCGACGGCGACGGCTACGGCTACGG